GCTCTAGTTGCCATTAATGCTATTCTTCCAAACATAGGAGCAAGCTTAGAGCCGCTAGCCGCTAGCTTATCTGCTTGCAATGCTGCTTTTCCTGCTCCTGGAAGTGATTGTGCTAAGTTAGTTCCAAGTCCGCCCATTCTTGATGTGACTGGTCCAGTCTTTCTGTCAGAAACTGCACCTGAATATGTAAATCCTTCTGGCCTTTGCTTGCCACCGCCGCCACCCATCATCATGAATGGAATGATTCCACCTAAAGTAGATAGTGCAGTTCCACCCATTCCGCCAATTTTACCACCTAGCATTTGTGCAACCATGGCTGCGACTAGAGGCCCTATCATTCCGCCCATATTGTATCCTTGTGCCATTGTAGATCTATTTGGAATAATTCCTCCAGCATTTCTAGGAACAAAAACCTCTGGACCCTTTTCTCCCACAACGTATGGTTGCCCAGCATTAACTGGTCCACCCATTTCTCTTTTTTCTAAACCAAATATAACTTGCTTTAAAGAGTCTGTAAGTGGTGTATCTTTTTTAGATTCCCAATTTAAGAATTTCTTTCTTAGTATGTCTTTATCAATTGGTGATAATTGAGATAGAACAGCTCTATCTCCTATAAGATCCGAAGCAGCAGATCTTATAACTGAATCTAATACGTCTGGCTCAAGAGCATTCTTTAAAGACCCCTGTGCATCTTTAACATAACCGTAAGGCTTTTCTTTTGCAAGAGCTGCAGCAAACTTATCATAGAATAATTTTTGAGTATTTTTTCTTAATCCCGTGCTAGCAAATAACGTTTCAGCCATCTTAATAGATAGAGAGTTTACACCCCATGGAGCAGACTCATACATACTAGGCTTAGGTGCTCCTGTTGGTCCAAAACCTGCACCAATTCTATGCATTGCTTTGCCCTTTAGGATGTTTCCAATCATTCCTCCAGCCATAAATCCATTTGCCGATGTCTTAAATGAGTTGTCTGAAAGACTTACAGAGTGACCCTTTTGTCTGCGCTTTAATTCATCTGCTGCAATCATTTTAGCAATAGCCGCTGGAGTCATTGTTTTTTCTGGAGACATCTTTAATGATGAATGAACTCCATGCAAATCTCCATATGTCTGTCTTCTTGCGTCAGAGAGTCTTTGAATCATTGCATTATAAACAACCTTCTCTTCTGAGTTTAAATCGAATCTACTTATTGTTTGTTTTAGCTTAGGCAAAGCCTCATTAATCTCTTGAAGCATACGATCATTGTATTGATCTGCTGTCATTCCCTTTGGAATACCTGCAGTTGACTCAGCAAAGAATTTCTTTGCTCCGCTTCCCTTTACTCCCATTAAGTTAACCATTGCTTGGTGTTTAAATGAAGGCATTGTTGCAGAGTAACTTCTATCTCCTGATGCTGTAGAGAATACTCCCGCTGGTCCTACATCTGCAAGAATATTACCTGATAGGTTTCCTCTACCTAAATCTTTATCTCCACGTAATGAAGAGGCTACAAGTTGTCTAAAGTATTGATCGGTTGTAAATTTACCATCTTGATTTGCTATCGCAGGATTATACTTAGACTCTAGTGCTAGTATTCTTCTTGCTCCAGTTGGATCTGTTGGGTCTCTCATTACAACAACTCTTTGGTTAGGTGTTTGTAGTCCGTGTACATCACGAGCAATTTCAGTTGCTCTTAATTCAGCAAGTGCTGCTCTTTCATCTAGTACTGGCTTAACAAAAACCTTATCTCCGCCCTTGCCATAAACTCCACCAATCCCAGGAACTGGGAAACTTCTTCCAGAAGTTGGCTCTAATAATCCATCATAATCAGTTACTGGAGTCTTGCTAAATCTAGAATCCTTAACTGCTTGATTTGCTTTTTCCATCGCAGCCTTAGCTGCTCTTTGAGCCTCTACCTGCTTAATAGTTTTAGGCATTCCAAGAAACATTGCTTTGCCGCCTCGGAATAATTTTTGTGCAAATTCTCCTGGAACTTGTCCTCCTTGATTAAATCCTTTTCCTGGCTTTTTAGACTTTAAGAAATCCATAAACACTTTAGTTATTCCAAAGTTATGCTTTACTCTTAATGGTGCCTTGATAATTCTTTCTTCAGTACCAGGTCCTGTGCCTAGCCCCAAAACTTTTCCTATTGTATCGATAGCCATTCGCTTTTCTGTTTCAGTTTGTGGCAATCTATCTTCAAAAGGATTATCGCTTCCTTGTGTTAATTTTGAGAATGTATTTGTCCAGGAATTTATATCCTTGTTTCCTGCTTGCGCTTGACCAAAATTACCAGTTGCGCTGTATCCGTATTTTGCTGCCCTTTGGTCATGTTCTGTAGTATACCCGTGAGTATTTGGAATCCATTTTTGTGATGCTGGGTCCCAAGCAGACCTTCCGAATAATTCCATTTGTAATCTTTTAACTTCTCCTGGATTTGCAAATCCCATTTTTGTTAATGTAGCAAGTAAAGATGGTGAAGGGTGAACAGCTGAATTTCTATTTCCTGCTGGTGTAGGTGCCGCATTTCCGCTTGTAGTTCTTACTGGAGCTTTTAATAAACCTCCGCCTATTTTTTTATCTAGTTCTCTAGTTTGTTTTTCTTTTATCTCAAGCATTCTTTTGTCATCGATTGTATCTGTTTTAGGATCGTAGGCATATTGTCTTGCTTCGTCATACAGTCTTTTTGCTGTGCGAATTGATTCAACTTCTGACATACCTAATTTATTAAGTATTGCAGCATCATGCATTACGTGTCTAACTTGTGTGTCCTCTAAAAAGTTCTTTGGAATTGATAGTCTTGAAACATATGCAGATGCTCCTCTTATATTTTGCTCTGCTTGTGCTCTTATTTTGCCGCCATCAAATCTTCCCATACCTGAAGTATTACCTGGGCCGCCATTTAATTGAAGCATTAACCCTGGGTCACGTTGAGCAATACTTGCTGGAATAACCGCTTCTCCAGGAGTTAGAACAACTGGTACCGCTCCCCCAGCATTTCTAAATGTTGGGGTGCCTCCAAGTAGCTTGCTAATTGTTGGCATATTTCTTTCTGTTGACTTCTTATTAATTACAAATGCGCCTGGTTCTGCAGTTGTGTGGTATGTATCCGTATCGCCTGTTCCAGGAACAATGCCGCCCCGAGCAAACTTGGGCTTTGTTGTTTGAATATTATATCCTGCGCCTGAAGTTCTTACGCCTCCGAGTGCTCTTGCAATTCTATCAACTAGGGTCTTTGTTGATCCCTTATGGAACATCTCTTTCATATTTGATTTACCGCTTACTGGATCAACCACTGGTTGAGATGTAAATGGAACTGTAGTTAGATTTGCCGTTCTTCCCATTGCCGTTGCAGTTGCAGCAGTTGTTTCTGCAAGCATTGCCTCAACTGTTGCATTTAGCTGTATTACTTTTGCTCTTGCTTGATCTACTGTTATCTTGCTTGCCTGAAGCTGCTTAACAATTGCTTCGGTTTCTAATGCAGCAAGTTGAGTAATTTCAGAAAATTGTGGTAGCAATGCCTGATATGAATCTGCTAGTCCAGAGGTAATTGTGCCTGTTGCCATAACCTCAGCCTTTAATACTTTAATTTCTGCTTCTGATTGCATTGCAATTGCCGCTGTCATTGCATGCCATTTTGCTGCTTCTTGTGCAACAACTCCTGTTGATATTCCATTTACAGATGTAACACCTGGAATCTTTGGAAGATCCGCATTCATATATGCTTGAGGGTTTTTACCAATTCTAACATTTACTGGAGACGCTCCTGGAACTGTTCCAAATATAGTTCCTGGCTGTTGTGTCTGAGCTGGAATCATATGAGACATATCTCTTGTGTATGCTTCGCCAACTAGTGGGTTATTCTTATCTACAAATCTTTGCCCGCTTGGACTTCCAGCTGCAATTACTCCGCCTGCAAGTGTTGAGATTCCTGGCTGTACTGCAACCTTTGCAGAGTTAGCCTTTATTTCAAGAGTATCAAATGATGCGGCAAGAGTATTTATTGCATTTGTTAATACAATAGTTGCTTCTGTATCCGAGTAGAATGATGTAGCAAGACCTTTAGCTGCAGCATCTGCTGCCATAATTTCTGGAGTAAGTAATTTAAATCCTTGTCCGCCCTTGGCTAGTTGTCTTAGATGGAATATTCCCTTGATAACATATCCAATAAAGTTACCCATAACACCAGCCAACATAATAATTGGTCCAGATACTGCGGTTATTCCTCCTAGCACATTCAAGAATGTTTTTACTGGGGCTGGAAGCTTCTGGAAGAACTTAATAATTCCATCTACTACTTCCAAAACCTTTGTGCTAATTGTTAAAAATTGATTTCCTACTGATGCAAGATCTGCTTGAACTGAAGCAAGAGCTCTCTTAAATTTACCAGATGCTGACTCTGTCAACATACCTAATTCTCGGGCTGAAATATTTGCAAGATCCGTTGCGCTTGACTTCATCAAATCCATTACCTGAAGCGTCTGGGATCCTTCTTTTCCTAAGTTTGCAAATAGAGCGGACATTCTTGCATACTGGAATTTACCGAATAGCTGCTCAATTGCTCTTGATTTGCTTAGTGGGTCTAAGTTGTCTAGGGCTGATTGAAGATCCATAATTGTCGCAGTTAGGTTGCCTGCGTTAGATGTTACAATCTGATCAATATCTATTCCAAAGCCATTAAACATTTCTTTAGCAACCTTTGTTGGGTTGATAAGAGAAGCCATTGCTGACTTAATTGCGTTAGCACCTTCTGATGCGTTTACTCCGCCTTCTTTCATTGCAGTTAAATACAATGCTAAATCTTTTACGTCTCCACCAAGAGATTTTACAACGGGACCTGCTTTAGGAATTGCTTCAACTAAATCTGCTAGGCTTGTTGATGTTTGGTTTTCAACTGCGTTAAGGAAGTCAATAGACTGTGTAAGTTCTTCAGTGCTTGACTTAAATGCATTCTGAATAGCAAGAGTTGCCTTCATAGCTTCTTGTCTATCTACTTCTCCAAGGATCGCAAGTCTAGAAGTTTCTTTTGTTGCTTCAAGTAGTGCTTGTCCCTGTTGTCCAGTTGCAGCTAAATCTGCGGCAAGTCCGATTGTATCTTTATATGCAATACCGTATGCTCCCGCAATTTCTCTTGCTGTTTCTGAAACATCTTTTCTTACCTTTGCAAGCTCTACTGCAGATACTGAAGATAGACCACCGTAAACCTTTTGCAGTCTGACTAACTCTTGATCAGCTTCTCTAAAAGCTTTTTGTGCAGCCATACCGAATGCTGCTAGTGGTACGGTTAATCCTACTGTTAACTGACGACCTGCCCACTGAGTATTCTTACCCCAGTTAATAAGACTTGTTGCTCCATCATTCATCACCTTGTTCATGATGGCAAGCTCTTGTCTTGCTATTGCTGTCTTATTCTTTACTTCATCTAGACCCTTTGCAACCATTACGTTATATTGCATTAAGCCCTGTGCGTTTTTACCTACAGGTTGAATAATTGCTTGCTCAAGCATTACCTGCTGTTTTGCAAGGTCTCTAACTAGATTGCTAGTCCTCTTTGTATGCCCGCTCCATGTGTTGTAGTAGTCATTTAGCTTTAGTCTGCCTCTGTCTAAATTTTTGCCAAACTTTTCTACATCTGAAGTGAGGGATACGAAGTGTTGCGAGAACTGGCCTGTTGATGTAAGCGTTGTTGCAAACGCCTTATTCATTACTGCAATTTGATTTGCAAGCTTAGCGTTAGTTCCCGCTGTAACTTCTTGTAACTTTAAGAGTTGGGCAGTAGTCGCAGCCAGTTGGGTTCTTAAGCCCGTAAAGTCTGCGTTGGCGGTAATATTGGTGGTGATTAAATTATCTGCCATATGTATATGTTACTCTATAGAGTATCCTAATCCTGCTCCAATGCCGAATCCAGCTTCGCTGGCAAATGCTCCTTGTAGTCCAACAATATCATCTGCTGATGCGTTGATTCCAAGTGCTTTTCTTCTAACATCTTCGAAAGACGACTCCTCCTTATTTTGGTTACTGCTTTCATTTAACTCAACACCTTGAATCGAAGCTAAGAACTTTCTTTTCTCTGATTCCGTTTTTTGCATTGACTTAAAAGTCTGGACCATCTCTGGCATTGAAAGATTATCTTCTAGTTCTTCGTAATTTTTCCAATTACCTAAAAGAAATACTTCCCCTTCTAAAGCGGCTAGATCTAGTTCTGACCAGCCAGTACTGCTGCCGCTAGTAGGTTTGGGTCGTCCATCTTAATTCCTCCGCAGATCTCAAGAATGCGGTTGATTGTTGGAACGTCAAGTGTATCTTCAAATGCGTCTTTATCCTTTACGAGCTCAGGCAATTGCTTTTCTAGGGCTACTGCACATGCTTCGATAAGAATCGTGAGTGTTTCGTCTTCTGATGTTACTTCTTGTGTCTTCTGAATGACTTTCATAAACTTGCGAAGCTCTTTAATTGTTAAAGGCTTAAGTTTAACTGTTGCGCCATTTTGTAGCTGAATTTCTTCAACATCGTATACTGTTGTTGCCATTTAATCCTCCTCGGATCTAGTCTTAATTATTGTATCATATTGACAATATAAGGGCAATAAAAAACCCCTCAATTGCTTGAGGGGAATTTTATTAATTAATTAATATTAATTATAGCCAGGTGCGGTCTACGATTGTACCGTATTCTGCGCCTGCGTCTGCTGATGCTCCTGATGGAAGCAAACGGAATGTTACTGGGAATGTTGATGCTGCGTTACGAGCCAAAGAGAACTGTGACTGTTGTACAGAAAGAACACGACGTGCATAATATACACGCTCAGTCTTTGATGATTCTGCAGTTGTTGGAGCCTGTCCAATTGCAACTAGCTGACGCTCAACTGGAGCTTCTCCTAGTGCACCTGCTGCAAGACCTAACTTCTTACCACTTTCAGTAAGAGTTGCTTGTGACTGACCAAATACGGCAAGAACGTTCTCAAGAGTTCCTTCTGCCATTTCTGTTGCAATCATAACTTCCATTGTCTCCTTGAACAGCTTAGCTGTATCAAGAAGCTGATCTACTGTTACTGAACCGTATGATGGGTTGTAAGTAATTTGAAGACCGTTATTTGTGTAACCTACGTTACGGTAAGCAGCACCTGTTGTTGCTGTTGAACCTGATGCTGTATCTACTCCGTTAAGAGTCGTGATGTATGACTCTCCTGCGACGTATGGTCCTGGTGTTGCTGATGTTCCATTTTTGAATGCTGGGACTGTCTTGTTACGTCCAGATACGCCTGCTACGGCTGTTCCTGGAACCAAGTTTTCTACATATCCTGATGTTGTTGAATCTTCTACTGATAGAAACAGTGGAGACGCACCAACAAGAATATTTCTAGCATTACCTGTGTTTTGTGCCATGTTGTAAAACCTCCTGTTAAATAAATATATATATATTGACTTACTTTAAATCAAGCTGGCTAGGCTCATTTCCTCTTATGTCCAATTTTACTGGATTAAGCCTTTAAAAGCAACTAGGCAAATCTGCCTAGTCTATCGGTGACTCTAGAGTATTTGACCTCTAGTATTACGTCTGCTGACAGGAAGCCCTGAAGTTCTTGAGATGGCTCAATTGGAGAGGTCTCTGTAATATGAATGCTGTGAAAAATTAATTTATTAGAAGTCTTTGAGGCATTGACATCCTTTGCAGATTCGTCCATTCTTCTGAAAAGGTCTGTCATGAGGTTTCTCATCTCGTAGATTTCTGTTACATCTGTTGAATAAATGGTGAACAAAACCTTCTCACAGCATATTAACCAGTTCTCCTCATATGATAAACCGATCTTATCGTATACGATATGCTTCTTGCCATTTAGGAATTGATCCATTTCTGGCAATTGCTGGACTGGGACAATAGGGATTATCTCTGTTCCAAGGTTATCTGAGTAATAATCGTTCTGATTAAACATTCCCGTCAATTTTAATTGTGCCCATAGGAACTTGCGAAGCTCAAACATTGCGTCTATCTTATAATCTACTGTCATAGTGAGCCTCCAAATGATGAACTTAATGCTGCGTCCGCCTGCATTCTTATTTTACCAGCACTGAAGCTATACTGCACCTTTTTAATATTAATTGGGACATTTAGGGTTCTAGCGATCTTGGCATTGAAGATTCTTTGGAATCCAGATGAACGTATTGAAGAGTTTACTAGTTGCCCGCCAAAAAATCTACCATATGTGAGAGCAAACTGATTTGTTGCCGCCCTGCCTCCAGGCCTCTTGACGGTCACAGAGGTTCCTTTAGGCATAAAGACTGTTGCACCATCTAATTCAAATACTAAGCGCTCTGCTGACTTTGGGCGAATTACTACGGGCATTCCCTCTTCCATCACGGTAGCCTTATTACTAAATACATATTTTCTTTTTTGCTTTTTGTTCTTAGAAGGAACTGCTGATTTAGATAATTTAAAGTCACGACCTATTCTAAATGAAAGTCCACCTGTGTCTATTAGATATAAATCAAATAATCTAAATGAGGGATTGCCTGTCTTATTCCATTCATATACGTGGTGAAGGCTTTTAGGCTTTGTTCTTGCCTGAGCATCTACATACTGACCGAAGTCTTTTTCTATTTGATTAAATATAGTTGTTTTAAATAAGTTTTTAAATTCGGCATTTGATGTTAGCTTAGAAAGGACTGCAGCTTCATAGTATAGGAATGCTGATATCTGGGCTACTGTGCTGTCCTTAATTACTCCTGGAACCGATCCAGCCATCAATCTTTCTAGACCGCTAGATGCTTGCAGTAATGCTACGCTACTGTCCAATTACCTGACTCTCCGATCTTTTTATAGTGGCGTTATATCCAACAATTCCACCTAATGGTTCTGTCATTGGAACAACACCCATTACTTCAAATACTGTCGGAGTGTTATTTGGAAAGTTAATTTCTTCCCATATTACGGTGCCATCTAGATTTCTGATATTTGTAATCTTTTCTCTAAAGGTAACCTTTGTTGCAGTTCTTACTTGTAGGACCTGATCATTTAAATATTTATTAGAAAAGACTTGCTTATCTCCAGCCGTTCTTGAAGATGAGTTGCTTACTGTACCTTTAGCGCTGCATGGCACTGTTCTAGTAAATTGCCACTCTTTTTTTAATGCGCCAGTTGACTCATCCTGTGTATCGAATTGCTTATAAACATCCATAAGCATAGGGAAGACCGAGTCAATAATGGCATACATTAGATCAGAACCATTTGAGTAATAACATACGGATTAAGAAGCTGGTCTACATATAGATTTCCAGTTCCTTTTGATGCCGATGCATTATACTCAAAGCTCCAGTCAAATGTCTTAATAGACTTAATGTACTTGTTTCTCCAGACCTTGTCCTTAGAGAAATAGTCTTTCATTAATTCAACTGTAGCAAGCTGGACCTTGTCAGGAACTGATTCCCATCCAAATTGTCCCACTACTCTATACTTAACATCTTTAGAAAACACTCCGTAGAATGTATCTGTAATTGTTGGGGGAACCAAACCATTTGCAACATATACTGCATTGTCAAGCAGGTCAGTTCTATCTACCCTTATTGCAAATCCGCTCTCTGAAACAATTGGATCATACAACCAGTTATTAACTTTAGGAGTAGATAGGTTGTCCACAAGAAGGATATCATTAGAGTAAATCTTATATATCTTATTTACTTTAGATGGCATAGGAAGAGTATCTGACTCATTGCCATAAATTGACTCTTCGCCTGCATATAGATAGAAATCTTGATTTGTGTAATCTTCTATTATCTTTCTAGCATACCTTTCAGCCGATTGAAGATTTGCATATGTCTTATAGTTTGGATCGCTTGGATCTGCCCCAAAGTTTAAATCTTCTATCTCTTCGTTTATGTTGATATAAGGAGTTACTACATTAGCATATGTGGTATGAGTTCCTACTGCCCCGCCATGCACTGTGTACTGCCAGACAATCTTAAAGTTTCTAGGATATGACGAATACGAAAATGGCAACACTATTTGATAGGTTCCAATATCTGTCTCTACCGCCGTTGCATTAATTGTTGTCAATATAGTTGTCGGTAGTATGACATTGGTCGGATCTTTTGTAATGTCATAAATTTTTGCAGTTACGACGCTTGAAGGTGTTATTAGTTCACCCTCCCAATAGATCTTTGTCTTAATTGGTGAATTGCTGTTTACGTATATCTCTGCCATGTTATAGGCTTAGATTAGTTGTAATACTCCTGAACTTCCTTTGGAGTTGCTAATCTGAAGCCCTCCTCCTTATCAAAAATTTCTTGAGCATTTTCTTCTGTCATTGCAATAAAAGGGTGCTCTTTTGTAAATGTAAATCCGATGATATCAAACCTAAAGTTCTCTCTAGTCATTCTAACTAGAACTGTATCTTCTGGCTGAGCATCTAGGTTAAATCTAGGAAGAATCTCTTCTGCGTCTTCGTTAAATTCATCTGTTGCGTCTTCGATATCTTTAATAGTTTTTTGATAAACAGACCAAGTGACTCCCTCTTCCGCAAGGGCGGCTACGATATCTGTCTTACTTTTAATACCATCAGTATCAACTGCAAAGTCCTCTGCAATTTTTCTGAGTTCTGCGACCTTCAATGTCTCAAATGACATATATTTCTCCTTTGTTAGGTTCTTCAATTATAGCATTGATAAATTAAAATGAAAAGCCCCTAAAATTAATTAGGGGCCTTTCGAGGGTTTTATCTTAAATTAATTAAGAAGCAACCTTAACGTTCTTTACAACCACCCAAGCGTCAGCTTGTTCGATCTGGACTCCAACACGAGTATACATTGTGTACTCGACTGTGTCCTTACGTGGCTGGAAGAAGCGGTAGACTGTTACGT